CTTTTGTAGCTGGTGTACTGGGGATATACTTCTCAGGTGTCCAACGTGGGATCGACAAACAGAGATCCAAGATAGACAGCAAAAGACTTGAAGCTGTAGGTAAAGCTAAAGAGGTGAGAGATGAAGTGGAGTCTGATCCCTATCTCGTTGACCGTGCTAATCAGTGGGTGCGTAAAGACAAGTGACAGCTACTGTGACATAGCCTCACCTATCTACTTCGATACTCCTGAGATTGTAGAGTGGTTGTCCAAGAATGACCCGAGCCTCCTCAAGGAGATCGTGATTCATAATGAGCAACAGAAGAGGATTTGCAGTTAATGAATAAGAGAAGTGCAAGAGAAACCCGTCTCTTCAAGAGGCGAAACTCCCCACTACTCCTCCAAGGAATCCTTCTCAAATTTTACTGCAATGGGTACTACCAAATACGAAGTAGGTGTTGACATCACCGGTGACATAACCTAAATAACAATCACCTCCTATGTAAAACTAAAGGGCCCCGAAAGGGGCCCTCTTTTTTTGTCTAACTCTCTACCTTTAGATCTTCTACACACCAGTTCATGTAGTCGTTCTTGATAAACTCTTTGTCGTTATCTTTGTGGACTACGTAGATCATCCCGATGAGATTATTAGCTAGAGGTTGTGGGATACCTACCATCACCAACTGATTGAACATCATGGAGGGGGGAACCCCATCGTCTCTCGCCTGTATCACTGGTCCGATGTAACTGTCGTAGAACTTTTGACAATCCTCTGTAGATCGGGATGCTAAAAGGGAACTAGCTGAAAAGAGTACTAGGAGTGTGACTATCAGAGCCACTATGAAAATCTTAGGGCCACGCATTCTTGGTGTTCTCCTCTATGGCTTCTATCATCCAGCCAAGGTACACCTCAGCTTTCTTCAGGTCTTCAATACCATTCTTGTACTCATACCTCCACAGGTACTTCATGATGTTTCCTTTGCAGTACGAGAGAAACCCCTGAGGCCCAAGAGCTGATCGTATGGCGTCAATGCACTCTATCTCCCCTGTACCGTAGTGTATCGGGTGGTTCACATTGTCAGTCAAAAGTTCACCTCACCATCTTCATCCAGATCAGGTCTTTTGAAGGAGAAGTCGATCTCGTAGCAAGTCTCAAGCTCATCCTGTTGAGATAGCTTGGGGTCACTAAGGACCCCCATTGCTACCAACTCCTTCTCCAAATACAGGGGCAATTGCAGTTCCATGTTGTGACTCCTATTCACAGCTTCTTAGGCCAGTAGACGGGTCGTAGTAGCAAGCACCACCACTGGTCCCGTCCATCTTTACATCCTCATCCACAAACAGGTCAAGCTGTTTTTGAGGCTCCTCTGCGATATCTTCAGAGGCAGAAGCATTCAAGATGCCGTAACGCTTGCCAGAGGCACGGAAGGTTGTGCAGCCCGAGGCACCCCCATCGTAAGCTCGCATGTAGACATCCTTAAATTCTTCCCAAGAGACCTCATCCCCCACGTTACAAGTCTTTGAGCAAGCACTGTCAACGTAACGAGAGGCCAGATTGAGCACAGCCACATGGTCGAACACAGAGAGTTCGTTGGCGGTCTTACCCTTCACTCCAAACACTCGGTACCCATAGTCTTCCACTCGTTCAATCTTGGGACCATCAAAGGTCTGGATGGTACGGTCATAGTAGTGGCTGAACACTGGTTCGATCCCAGAGCTTACATTGTCTGCAGACAGACTGATGGTGCCTGTAGGTGCAATAGACAAGAGGTGAGAGTTACGGATACCATACTTTAAGATACTCTTACGGATGTCTTCCGGTAGGCTCAGAGCAAAGTCACTCTCAAGGTAGTCTTGGTTGAACAGTGGGAAGGGGCCCTTCTCAATAGCCAGAGAAACAGATGTCTGGTAGGCTACATCACGAAGAGTCCCCATGATATCCTCAAGGATCATAAGGAACCCCTGAGTACCATAAGGGAATCCCATAGCCTCGATAGCGTTAGCTACACCAGTAACCCCCAGACCCATACGGCGCTTGTTCTTAGCTTCCTTCTCCTGAGCTACAAGAGGGTAGGTTGCCCTATCAATGACGTTATCCATCGCACGAACCACAATAGGGATATCGTGACGGAACAGGTCCATGTTAAAGTAGTACACCCCATCGAGATCTTTATAGACGTACTTAGTCAGGTTAAAAGACCCCAAGAGGCAAGCCCCATTAGGAGGGAGAGGTTGTTCACCACAGGGGTTTGTAGCTACGATACGCTCGATATACCACAGGTTATTCTTACGGTTGATACGATCTATAAAGAGGATTCCAGGCTCAGCCCAATCCCAAGTACTCCGAAGGATATCATCCCACAGAGCCTTAGCACGAACTGTCTTGTACACTCGACCATCAAAAACTAGGTCAAACTCTAGGTCATTCTTGACAGCGTTCATGAACTTGTCAGTGATACCTACAGAAATATTGAACTGGGTGAGTTCAGTGCTGTTGTTCTTCGCACGGATGAACTCCTCGATATCTGGGTGGTCTACCCGAAGGACACCCATCTGAGCGCCCCTACGGTGCCCTGCAGAACTAATAGTCTTGCAGATAGCATCGAAGATCCCCATGAAGCTCAGAGGGCCACTGGAGCGGCTCTCAAGGGACTTAATCATCGCCCCACGAGGGCGGAGGGTAGAGAAGTCATACCCGATGCCTCCCCCAAGACGCATGGTCTGAGCAGCATCACGAGCAGCCCGCATGATACCTTCCATGCTGTCTTCGATGTTCTCCGAGACAAAGCAGTTGTAGGGAGTCACCTCACGAGGGGAACCCATAGCCGACTGGACTCGACCAGCAGGGAGGAACCGTTGATTATACAGAACATCCTGTAGCTGCTGGCAATGCTCCTTGTTGTCCTTCAGGGCATCAGCCACACGAGCCATAGCGTCCTTAAAGGTTTCCCCTTTGGAGCGATACTTCATCGCATGGATTTCTTCAGAGATAGGTAGTGTAGGTCCATAAGTAGTGGTCATTTAGACTTCTTCCTTTAGTTAGTGTATTGAATCATCAGGGTTAGGTAGGAACTCATTGAGGTGATGCTCATGTTCCTGATAGATAGCCAAGGCCAAGGCATCTTGGGCAAGGCTTACAACTTCAGAAGGGTTGAGGTAGTGCCTACAGATGCACAATACTAGTGCAGTTAACTGGTTAGTGTGGATCTTGTCAGGTAGATTGATTAGGATATCCTCAAGCCACTCAGGATCTTCAGAACTCATCGGTTATCCCCACTACCTTTAATCTTACCATTCTTCTTTCGGGAACTGAGTTTCTCAAGGTTCAGTAGGGCGATGTCAGAGAGGGCGTAACCTAAGTCCTCCGAGAGGACTGCCAAGTACCAGAGGACATCCCCTAGCTCCTTAGCGATATCCTCCTTAGACCCAGTACCATCCCGCATTCCCTTCTTGATCTTATCTGCGACTTCCCCAGCTTCACTGCAAAGTCCAAGAGTGGGATAGATAACAGAGAAGTCTTTAGGGTAGATAGCGAACTTCCTAGCTTGCTTTTGGTACTCATCAAGGTCAGTGTGAGTCAGTTCATTCATCCTCATAAATCTCCAAGTCTACGAACCCTAGTTCATCCAGTATGGACAAGACATCTGCTTGCTTCATTCCAGCATCTTCAAGTATTCTCTCGAAACCGTAAGCCTCGATCATGTCCAAGATTTCTTCATACCGCTCTGTCATGTGCCCCTCAAAGCTGCAGCCACAACGAGGACCACTAGGGTTAGCCAAATCAGCGCTACAACCCTCATGACCCATACTCCATCTCTAGCTGTCGAAGAGATACCCATTGGAAGTCGTAGTCTCCATCTCGGACATCCCTCTTAATCACCACTCCATGTCGCCATTCTTCGTTAGATTGAGCTGCCCAATCCTCTTCCTTTCCCTTGAAGCAGCCCACCACCAAGCCGTGTATCGGATTAGGGCGAGCATCACCCTTATAGTAATAGCTGAATTTATGACTATGACCGACAGTTGCAGAAGAAGCCACCTTGTCAACAAGAGAAGCGCCATGATGCTTAGTTGCGATAGCAGAACCGTAGTTGCCACTAGAAACGTAATGGCCGTAGATAATGCCATCGTAGTTAACGAGCGCGGGGCCGGAATTAACGTACTCGTGGTATTCATCGAACCAGTACTTCGTTTGAAGATGGCCGAAGGATATCCCGTATTTTGATCCCTTAAGTCTGGGGTCGTGCTCCAACGCTTTCTTGATCCTATTCTCATGGTTCCCCTCAAACCCTATCCAGAAAGGACGCTTACGTTTCATGAAGCGAAACTTGTGACGTAACCTCTCTTGGCTATCATTGTAGACTTCAATGTCTGCCTCGTAGGATTGAGATACGATAGCCTGAGGCTTACGCTCATCGAAGGAATTAAGGCTCCTCATGTCAGCCCCATCCCCTAAGTCGATCACCATGTCGGGGCGTAGGTCGTAGAGGAAAGAGCCTAACCAGTCGAACCTCTTGTTACTCGCGGAAGGGTCAGCATGGGCGCAAGAGAACGCCACAACTGTCTTTGGTCGGGTTGTCGGGTATTTCATCGGTGGGGCACCTCAAAGGGTTCTATCGAGGTCTTGAAGTGCCGAAGTACAATATCCAGCTTCTCCTCTTCGGCGTTGCACAGGTAGGCAGGAGAAGCCTTTGAGGCCTTCTGGAGAGGGCCATCGTCAACTTGGTAGATAGCTTCGATTGCGAAGTACTCTCCAAAATCGAGGACATCTCCTTGAGCCCAGTGTACAGTCATTTTGTTCGGCATTTCAGTAGCTCCATTAAGTAATCCGCCTTACACATGGCTAACCACTCTTTACGATCCCCTCGGAGGAATACTACAGGTTCATACAACCCATCTTGGACAGCTTGATCCATGTAGTCGTAGAGGGTCTTGAAGTCCCTCCTACGCTTAACCTCGATGGAGAGTGGTAGGAGTTCACGGGCCTTGGGAGATAACACGATGTCTTCTCCGTTGACTCCCATTATCTGAGACTTGATGTCGTCAGGGTGAAGTTCAGGGAAAGCCTTTCTTAATCTATCCCTGATCTCTTGTTGGCCTAGTCTTCCTTTAGCTTTCGCTGATGAGGCGGTTCCCATAGCTCCCCCTGATATCTACGAAGCCAGAGGAGTCTGGCGTTCTCTACCACTCGGTCGAGATCCCCATCGTAGGCTTCTAGGACTTTATCCCAAAGGTCGTCTTCGGTTTGTGCTCCCTTAAGGATCTTCTCGGCTTTCTTAGGTCCCACTCTGAAGAGCCCCTTAATGTTATCTGCAGTATCCCCTGTCAGGATCTGTGTGTAGAAGAACTGGAGACCTTGCCAGTAGTCTACCGTCTTCCAGACTCCAGTGTTGAAGTTGAAGTGGTAGGCAGGGATCTGAAGCATATCTTTGTCGGCAGAAGCTACAACAACATGGGGTCCAATCTTTGTAGCTTCCATAGCGATCAGATCGTCAGCTTCTTCTCCGTAGGATACCTCAGTCTCGAAAGCTTCCTCAAGATACTGACGCACGTAAGGGAGTAACTCAGGTTTCTCCTTGGGGCGATTACCCTTGTACACCGCAGTTACTGCTATATCGTCCCTGTAGTTGCCACCCCCGTTACCACTACCCCCAGTCAAGTAGAGTGTGTAGCTTTTAGAGGTGTTGTAGAAGGAGCACTCGGTAAGGGTATATTCCACGAGATCATCTACATCCCGTAAGGCTTGACCGAGGGTTTTAGGCGGTTCTCCTTTCTTACTGAAAGAGCATCGGTAGGCAATGATATCCCCGTCTATCAGGGTTTTACTCACTCTCTTTCTCCTTGAATACAGAGTGGGGAGGATAGCCAAAGAAGTAATCATCAAAGCCCCAAGCTATAGCGGCCTTGACAAAGGCATACTCCAGATCCTCAGTACACAGGATGTTATTCTGTGTGTAAGTCAGAGTCCGCTCGTCCCCAACTTCATCAATGTTACTGAACTTGATTTCAACCTTAGTAGTCATGTTCGCCCTCGTAGGCGAAGGCCCCCGAAGGGGCCCTCAAGTTAAAAACCAGAAGCAGCTTGACCACCGTCATCGTAGGGGACATGCTCAAGGACACCTAGTTTCTCAAGTCTATGACCTGCGAGGTTACCCTGACCATAGAAGACGATCTTGATACGGACTTTAGATCCATTACCGATCAGACCATCTTCAGCAAAATCCCACTTACCAACAAGATCGTCTCCAGCCATCTTCACGATCTCCGGTGGTCCCCCAAACTCCTCAACACTGCGATTCACATGATTGCGAGATACCTTGAAGTATTTGCCGACCCCATAACCTACATCATCATAAGGGTCTCGTAGCTTGATCTCCTTCCCCCGTTCGTTAGCTTCATCGAGGATCTTAGCAAGTTGCTCCTGATCCGCTGCATAAAACTCCATGTTGTACTGACCATCAGGGACAAACTTGGTGTCCATATCTGAGGTACGAAGACGGGCCCACTTAACGTAGCCATCCATAACAAGAGTCTTTGCTTTACGTTTCGCCATGATTTCTCAACCTTTCTATGAGACGAGTCGGGTATATAGTATCCTAGACCTGTATGTCAAGGGACGTTAGTGTATTTCCGCATAGTTTTTGCCGAAGCTATAGTCTATACCGAGTGGGACATTAAGTTGGATACGTTCGTTAGCCTTCTCAATGGAAGTGTTCATGATGTCTTCTACAGCTTTCTCCTCTCCTTCTTTCAGTAGTATGATAACTTCATCGTGGAACTGCCCGATGATCTCAAGTCCACGAGCTTTACAACCAGCAACCCAAGTGTCAAAGCAGTAAACACCAGTGCTTTGATTGAGGGTACTGAAGCGATCCTTCTCGTAGCGCAGTGAGTGGTAGATACCAGAGACAGGGTTAAGCAACCAAGAGCCTCCATTGACCTCACGAACCTTAACACTGTCTGCAGCAGTCTGAATGGCCTTGTTACGATCCCAGAAGGCTTCAAGCATCTTGGATGCCTCCACCTGCGTGATACCGATTGTACGGGCCAATTTAGAGGCTCCTACGCCGTAAGTTGCGGAATAGTTGACAACCTTGTATTTCTTACGGAGGGGCTTCAGGTCAACCTCTCCAGAGACGTGCTTGTCAATATCCTCTTGAGTCACCTTACCTGCATGTCGGGCCAAGTCTAGATGCGGATCAAAGCCCTCCTGAGACATCTCTTTGACGTACTCAGGGTCATGGGGCTGCATGTAGTGACGCTTGGTGGTATCCTCCAGAGACACCATGTCAGCCCCGCAGAGACGGTAACCATTGGGGGCAATAAGGCACCCTCTGATCTCCTTCCCCCACGGCTTGTCTACAGAGGGCAAGTTGACGAGAGGCTTGGCATGTCGGAAGCGGAGAGTGTTGGTAAACCCTGAGACTGTAGCCCTGACGTAACCTGCACACTCGCTATCCACAAAAGACTTAAATATGCCAAGGCGGTGATTGATAATGGTAAGACCTTCCAAGAGTTCCACTGCTGGCTCTCTTTCAATAAGATCGGTGACGGACTCACAGAGTTCCCCTTCGCTTCGGATTTGCTCGACTGCACGCTCTTCTCCTGTGGCTTTATCACGGTGATACTCAAAGGTCTTAGGTGACCAGCCAAGGCTATACAGCCACTCCTTGACCTGAGTGATGGAGTTAGGGTTGGCAGGTACAGTATCAGTTACAACACGGACAGTTTGGTAGTTTGGGGAGAGCCCCATACCCTCTGTCAACTCTACCCACTTCTCCGCATGAGAACTGAGGGAGCCATCTTTCTTGTGCCACACCTTGGGGCGATTACGAGTAACCCAGATCTTCTGCTCTGGCATAGCTTTGGTGAGCTGTTCAATCTTGACAGCCTTCAGTTTCTCAAGCTGCGCCAAATGGGTCTTGGCTTTCTCCACATCAATACGCCACCCGATCTGCTCTTGGTCTGCAGCACACTGCATCTTGAACATCAGATAGTTGACACACTTGTCGAGGTCTTCAGGGGACTTATAGAGCGCCTTAAGGGCATACATCAGACGGTCCATAAGGCGGATATTGATCTTAACATCCTCCTCACACCGGTGGATGTACTCCTCTACTGACAGGTTCTCCCAATCGTCCACAACAGGTTTTGCAACACCAAGGTCTTCTCCCCAATGTGCCAAACCATGCTTAGCACGATTAGGGAAGGCGTACCAAGACAATGCCAGTGTGTCGATAACCTTCTGATCTTTGCTTGGTACGAACCCTATCAACTTACGGAGAACAGGGAGGTCATACCGATAGATATTGTGACCTACGAGTGAAGGAGCCCCCGAGAGGACTTCCTTCATTTCGTTGTAGTCAGTCACACTACGGACGCCTCCATCAGCCTCGAAGCTGAGGCAGTGGATCTTAGTGGGGTCTAACCCGTCCGTTTCAATATCAAAGACCATTGGCCTTACTCCTCTCTATTGCTCGTTGTCGCTCTTCGGAGTCTAACTCACGTATCTCTGGAGAGTCAAGACTTTTACCTTGAGACTCAATCCAGTCGTA